ATTGACGGTGCCCCGCAAGCATGGCACGGCTTGCCGACTTTAATTCGAAATTTGGCAATGTTCGGCGTTGCCCTAATGTCAAGTTTTTACGCCTTCGGTTTCGAATATTGGGCAGTATGGCCCGCCGTATGCGCAGCCGCTTCTATGATCGTAGGGCGAACTCGATGGGGAGAACCTTTTTATCAATTCAACCGCTTCATGCTACCTGCGTTTTTTGCATTCGCACCTTTGCGGGCTTTGGGTTTGGTAGATTTTCACGTATGGGCGTACCTTGTGGCTTGCGGCCTCGCCGGGTCTAACTATTGGTTGTTCCTAAAGTATGAGCGTATTTTCCCTAAGTTTTGGGAATACGAAACGAAGCTTTCTAAAATTGCAAACGTAGAGCCTTCGTTCGTTGTTGACGGTTGGGAAGCTTACGCGCGAACTGTTCTAGGCGCTGTTGTCCTTGGTGGCATGGCTTTTTTATAGGGGGTCGATATGACATCTTTTAACGACATCGCAACTAATCGTATTAAGTTGGACAGTTGCAAGCAACATGAGTTTAGCGCCGCTTCCGTTGTCGAACTTATTGAACACGGTCAAAAGGTCACCTGTTTGAACTGTGAAGGCGAAATGCATCTAGGGGAGGCAAACCAATATGTTCGCGGTTTTGTGGCGGCTGGTGGTAACCCTAACGAAGTGTGGGAAGGTTGGGCAAATGAAGGCGAAGAATTGATTTGTCGCTGCCCACAATGTCTAGGTAAGCGATTTATTGAGACGTTGCCTGAAGACTATCATGATTGTGATCTTTGCGAAAGTGAGGGTTACGTTTCAGTTTCGAAAGCTCGCGAATATTTCAAAGAACTTAAAGAAAAGGCTAAAGAAAATGGATAGTCCTAAGACTGTAAAAAATCTAACAGTGTTTGAAGTAATGCTCATTACACTGTTGTTTTGCGCCGTTGCGTTCTTTACAGGACGTTACACAGTTAAAGACGATAAGCTTTTAATGAAGTATTATTGCGAAAACGTTACGAACGGCGCTTGGCCTGATTACAAAGATTTAGGTAAAAAAGGCTGTCGAAAGTACGTCAAAAAGAAAAAAGTGAAAAAAGTTCAAAAAAGCCGTTGACATGAAAACTACGTCGTACTAAATTAAATTCCATCGAAACGATACATTCTTAATTTAAATTTGGAGTTCCAAAACAATGTCAAAACTTACTAAAAAAGCAACTGCCTTGCTTACTTCTATCGTCGCCGCAACAGCTACCGAAGCGGGCTGCATGTACATTCCAGAAACAAACGAAGCAACAAAGCTTGTTGAACTTGGTCTAATCGAAGTCAATCTTGAATTGACAAACGACGACGGCGCGGCGGCTCGTGCTACCGATGCAGGTAAAGCAGAGATTGAAGGCGAAAGCGAACAAGCGCCCGCTGCCCCTGTTCAATCGTCTTTCGAACTTGACACGGACGTACCTCTGCCGCCTGTTCGTCGCAGTGGTACAGGTGCCGAAAAATACCCATTTGACCAAATGGAAGTCGGCAATTCGTTCCACGTCGCAGCTACCGAAGACAACCCAGAACCTAACAAGCGTCTGGCTTCTACCGTGTCTTCTGCGACGGCTCGTTACCGTGTTGAAGAAAAAGACGACGAAGGTAAAACAGTCATGACAACAAACAAAAAAGGCGAAGAAGTACCTGCAATGGTTGATGTTCGCAAGTTCGTTGTTCGCGCTGTTGGTGACGACGACCCGAAAGGCACGGGTGCTCGCGTCTTCCGTATTCTATAAGCTCTTATTGCCCTAAGAGTTGACCTTGAAGCCCGGTGTAAAAATCGGGCTTTCTTTTTGTTTAAAAAATGGTTATGGTTGCATCATGAAAAATTTAACAATCAAGGCAGTCTTGCACCGTCCTCCATCTACCGACGAAGGTACATTTGGCATTCTTCGTATTTATGAAGAAGGGGTTGAAATTTGCAAGATTTATACAAGCGAATTACCTTGGCGAAATAATAAGCAAGGTTTGTCTTGTATTCCTACTGGATTTTACAAAGTGGATTACATGGCGCGCAGTGCGTCTGGTAAATACAAAGACGTGTACCATGTTAAAAACGTAGTTGGGCGTACTGGAATTCTAATTCACGGGGGAAACTTCGTAGGCGCTCGCGACAAAGGATACAAGACGCATAGTTGGGGCTGCATACTTCCGGCTTTGCGAATTGGTCGTTTGAAAGTAGGCGACAAGACACAAAAAGCGGGGCTTGCCTCAAAACCTGCCCTTCGAAAACTTAACGACGCCGTAGGGCGTAAATCATTTACATTAGAGGTTCGAAACAATGCTTGATTTATTAGGCAACATTGCAACGGGTGGTGTTATCGGTCTTGCCGGGACTGGCTTGTCGTTGATATTTAAAGGCTTTACTGCGTATCAAGAGCGCAAGGCAAAGGAAGCTGAACAGGCGCATGAATTGAACGTAATCAAGGCCGAAGCCGAGCTTGCTATGCAGCAATCCGAAGCCGAACTTGCTGCAATCAATGCCAAAGCGCAGGGTGAATATGCCGTGGCTCAAGAGCAAGTTGCAGGTCAAACTTTAGAAGCAAGTTATAAGCACGACAAAGCAACTTACAGCAACGGTTTTGTTGCAAAGCTTTTAAATGCTAAAGGTTGGTTCTCTCGTATGTTGGGAAGCTTTGGCGCGTTTATGCTAATTGCTTTAGATTTCTTGCGCGGTTTTATGCGCGTAGGTATTACCGCCGCTTCTCTTTGGATGTTGTACCGCATTTCAGAGGCGCTCGACGTGTTCAACGCTAGCGCTCTACCCCTTGCCGTACAAGAGGCGCTTGTAGGTCGTGTTATTGGCGACATTTCAACGCTCGCTATTGCTTCCGCGCTTTGGTGGTTTGGTACACGTCCAACCCGCACAGACAATAAATAATGTGGGCATGAAAATGGAAATAGACTTAAATAGCGTCATAACTACGGCAATCGGTATCATTGGCTTAATGGGCGGTATGATCATTCGTGACCGCCAAGTAACCAAAGCCATCAATGACGGAGACGCCGAACTTCACCGACGGGTTAACCGAATTCAAGAGCATTATGTACGTCGTGACGACTTGGACAAGCACCTTGAAAGCATAGAAACTCTTGTCGGTACAATTCGAGACGAACAAAGAGAAACAACCCGGCGCATTGATGAAGTTTTAAGATCAATGAATAACAACAAATAAGACTTGCTCAATAATACGGGTGTGTTTTATAGTATTAGTTGAAACTATGAAAGGCGCACCCGTAATGCAAGACCAAGAAAAATATAAAAAGCAGTTTGCACAACAATTGTTGAAGCTACAAGACCCGTTCAAAGCTGCCTTAAGTGTATTCCCACAAGAAGAAAATTTAAACTTTGCTTTAAAGATTGCTAATGAATGGCCCAATGACTTTGAAGTATTGGAAGCCAAAAGCGAGCTTTTAACCGAAGGCTTTAAGGTTCACGATAAGGAACAACTACGCGCCGAGCTTATTGACGAACTTAGGGGAATTGTTAAAAACACACAAGAGTTCGCAACTGATCGTGTTAGAGCCGCAGAAGCAGTTGGAAAGCTAGCCGCGCTCATTGAAAAGCCTGAAACTAACATAAACGCAAATGTTCAAAACGTAACAAATCGCGTAATGATAGTAAGAGAGCAAAGCACCACCGAAGAATGGGAAGCAAACTTATTGAAGCAACAGGACGCTTTGACCAATGCTTCAATCAACTAATCAAGACTTAGAAATCGTATGGGAACCTATCCCCGGCTCGTCTCAAGAGTTTGCGGTTGACACTCGTTGTCACCATACGCTTTATCACGGTACACGGGGGCCGGGTAAGACTATAACACAGCTAATGCGCTTTCGTCGTCGCGTCGGCTTGGGTTACGGCTCTTATTGGCGCGGTGTTATATTTGACCGTGAATTTAAAAACCTTTCGGATTTGGTGGCACAGTCTAAACGTTTCTTTAATGCGTTTGGAGATGGGGCAAAGTTCCTAGAAAGTGCCAGCGAATACAAATGGGTTTGGCCTACAGGCGAAGAACTTTTATTCAGGCATGTTAAAAAGCTTTCTGATTATGACAGCTTCCACGGTCACGAATACGCCTTTATGGGCTGGAACGAATTGACTAAGCACCCTACCGCCGAATTGTACGACAAGCTTATGTCTACGAACCGTTCGTCGTTTGTTCCAGAAAAACACACTCCGCATACAAAAGCACAGCCTAAGACTTTAAACGCCGTAAAATGCAGCGACGGTGCATGGCGAGTTTTCGACACGCCGGATTTAAAACCGTTGCCTCCAATACCGCTTGAAGTTTTCAGCACAACCAACCCAAGCGGCCCCGGTCACAATTGGGTAAAGCGTCGCTTTATTAATTGCGCTCGCAATGGCGAAGTTGTGAGGCGAACTGTTAAAGTATTTGACCCTAAGCAACAAGAAGACGTTGACGTAACGAAAACGCAAGTAGCTATATTCGGCTCTTATCGTGAAAACATTTATTTACCTGCCGAATACATTGCCGAACTTGACCGTTTAACAGACAGCGACCCTAATTTAAAAAGGGCTTGGTTGTTCGGCGATTGGGACGTAACAGCGGGCGGCGCTATTGATGACCTTTGGAGCAAAAAAATTCATGTTTTGCCGCGCTTTCGAATTCCCGAAGGTTGGATTATCGACAGGACTTTCGATTGGGGGTCTTCGCATCCGTTTAGTGTGGGCTGGTGGGCAGAAGCCAACGGCGAAGAAGCAACTTTAGAAGACGGTTCAACGTTTTGCCCGCCGCCGGGTTCTTTAATTCAATTTGCGGAATGGTATGGAACGAAAGAAATAGGCTCTAACAAGGGCTTGAAGATGGGCGCGGGGGACGTAGCCGAAGGCATTAAAGATCGTGAAATTGAATTAATGGGGCAAGGTTGGATTTCTTCGCAGCCTTGGGCGGGTCCAGCCGATAACCAAATTAGAGACGTTCGAGAAAGTGACGTTGACACAATAGAAAAGAAAATGTCAGACAAGGGCATAAGGTGGACAGACAGCGACAAATCGCCCGGTTCACGTAAAAACGGATTACAATTGTTCAGAGATATGCTACAAGCCGCTAGACGCAAGGAGGGCGCTGCTATATACTTCATGATTAATTGTGAAGGGTCTATTGAAACCTTGCCTTCATTACCACGCGACGAAGTTAAAATAGACGACGTAGACACAGACAGCGAGGACCATTGCTATGATATGGTTCGCTATCGTGTTTTAAAAGGTAGCAATCGCATTGCTAAAAAGATTAATCTAAAGTTTGTTAGTTAAGGATTTGAAACAATGGCAAATGTAGAATGGAAACGTAAAGATTTGAAAGCTCAATTAGAAATCTACATTCTAATCCGCGATTGCATCGAAGGCGAAAAAACAGTCAAATCTAAAAAACGTACTTATTTGCCACAACCAAACGCAGCCGACAAAAGCGATGAAAACGAAGAACGATATAAATCTTATGTTGAACGTGCTGTTTTCTATGGCGTAACTGGTCGAACTTTAGAAGGTCTTTTAGGTCAAGTTTTCATTCGCGAAGCAGTTGTGAACGTACCTGAAATTCTAAATCCTATCGTAGAAGACGCGAACGGCTCGGGTGTTGATTTGCAACAGTCTGCTAAAAAAGCGACGGGTTTAGTTGTCGGATATGGTAGGGCAGGTCTTTTCGTAGACTATCCCGCAACGCAAGGACCGACAAGCCGCGCCGAAATGGAAACGGGCAACATTCGCCCAACTATCAATATATACGAACCTTGGCGCGTAATTAATTGGCGAACCATAAAGAGGGGTGCAAAAGAAATTCTGTCAATGGTCGTTTTAGAAGAGGAATACATATCTAAAGATGACGGTTTCGAAATTACATTGGATAAACAATGGAGAGTTTTGCGCCTTGGTCGTGCCAAAGAAAACGGGCAACAAGGGTTAGTCGAAGGCGAAGTATTCACCGTTGAAATATGGCGCAAGACTGGTGCAGCAATGGGCATTTCGGAAAGCTACCAACCTCGGGACGCAAGCGGGAAAGTGTTTGACGAAATACCGTTTACTTTCATCGGCTCAAAGAATAACGACATTGAAATAGACAAAGCGCCTTTATACGACCTTGCGTCTATAAATATTGCACATTATCGAAATTCGGCAGATTATGAAGAAAGCAGTTTTATAACTGGTCAACCGACCCTGTACTTTGCCGGATTAACGGAAGATTGGGTAAAAAACGTTTTAAACGGAACTGTCACAGTAGGCGCTCGCGGTGCTGTAGCTTTGCCAGAAGGCGGTTCTGCTGGTCTGTTGCAACCAGCGCCTAATATAATCCCAAAAGAGGCGATGGAACATAAAGAACGCCAAATGGTAGCACTTGGCGCAAAACTTGTTGAACAAAAGACTGTTCAACGTACTGCGACAGAAGCTAGCATTGAAGAAGCTAGCGAAAGCTCAATTCTCGCAACATCTGCAAAGAATGTAAGCGCGGCTTATGAGTTCGGTCTACAATGGTGTTCACGTTTCTTAGGTGGTCAAGAAGTTGAAATTGAATTCGAACTCAATTCGGATTTTGACATTTCCATGATGACCCCACAAGAACAGCAACAAATTATCGCAGCTTGGCAAGAAGGCGCAATCACATTCGGCGAAATGCGTGAAAATATGCGCAAGTCGGGCGTGGCAACCTTGGAAGATAGCGAAGCCCGCAAAGAAATAGACAAAGAACTCGAAGAACGCGCAAACCGTTCTAACGAAAATCAAAACGACGAGAACGAAGACAACCCGCAACAAGAAGAACAGGTTGACTAATTGAGCTTCGTTTTGTAAAAATAGTTTTTTCCAACGTCAAACAGTGTTTGACACAATATAAAGGTAGTACCCAAAATGGCACTAAAACGCAAAATCTCAAAAGAAGCTTTCGACAAATTGCCGGAAGTTCTACAAGCCGAATATTCAGAAAAAGACGGTTCCTATGTTCTTTCGCTAGATGGCGACGAAGACACAGGCGCACTTAAACGCGCTAAAGACCGCGAAGCCCAAAAGCGTCGCGACGCAGAAAAAGAGGCTAAAGAACTGCGCGAAAAGCTAAACGACATTGAAGGCGACGACGCCCGCAAAAGCGGAGATATTGAAACCTTAGAAAAGTCTTGGCAAAAGAAGTTCGAAGACATGCAAAATTCGAACAATGAAAAGCTTTCAAGCAAAGACAACTTCATTAAAAACACTCTTGTTGACAACGTAGCTTTGAAGATTGCAAACGAAATTTCGACAAGCCCCGCGCTAATCATGCCTCACATTAAAGCCCGTCTTTCTGCCGATTTGGAAGGCGAAACGCCTACAACTAAAGTATTGGACGCGCAAGGCAACATTTCTGCAATGTCAGTTGACGAGCTGTCTAAAGAATTTGTTGCAAATAAGGATTTTTCCGCTATTATTGTGGGCAGTAAAGCGTCGGGCAGTGGTACTAGTTCAGACGGTTCAAACAAACATACGCCCGGTTCCGGTGGTTCCGGTGATAACGAAAACGTCTCATATCGAGACATGAACCCTAAAGCGTTTGCACAACATTTGAAAGCTAAACGCGAAGAAACGGAGTAAGGAAAGTGGCACTTTCTGATTTAGAAGTATTCTCTGAATTCTTGTACACTGCGATTACAGAAATCCTTGATCAAGAAATCGACAAATTCAACGCAGCGTCCCAAGGTACAATCGTACTTGAAAACGCAGCACACCTCGGCGACTATTCGGACATGGTTTCGTACAAAAAACTATCCGGCTTGGTTAAACGCCGTAACGCCTACGGCTCGGGCGCTCAAACTGCACTCGACCTTGAGCAATTGCTTGACACTATGGTTAAAATTGCGGCTGGTACTAAACCAGTTAACATTGACCCCGGTCAATTCCGTTGGATACAACGTGCACCCGAAGAAGCGGCGGCTGTCATTTCGCAGCAACTTACGGGCGACATGCTCGCGGATATGCTAAACACTGGCATTATCACGGGCCGAGCTGCTTTGTCTCAAGTTGCGGAAGTTGTACAAGACAGTACGAGCGGTAATTTGACGCCTAGCGCCTTGTTGATGGGTGCTGCAAAATTCGGTGACCGTTCGAACGCCGTTCGAGCTTGGATTGTTCATTCAAAGCCTATCCATGATTACTATGCGGGCAATCTTGCTAACGCCGAGCGCTTGTTTACTTACGAAACTGTAAACGTATTGCGTGACGCTTTCGGCAAGCTCTTTGTTGTAACGGACAGCCCTTCTCTTGTTGAAGCTGATGCAATCGGCGGCAATACTGCCCGCTATAGCACCCTCGGCTTGACCGAAGGCGGTATTATGGTACACCGTAATAATGATTTCGAAAGCAACGTCGAAACTAAAAACGGTAATGAAAACATTTTGCGCACGTTCCAAGCAGAATGGAGCTTTAACGCTGGTGTTAAAGGCTTCTCTTGGGACAAATCGAACGGCGGTAAGTCACCTAACGATGCGGCTTTGGCAACGGCTACGAACTGGGACAAGTACGCAACATCAAACAAAGACATTGCGGGCGTGATTGTTCAAACTCGCTAGGCACTTCATTAAACAAAGGCGGGGTTTCAAAGCCTCGTCTTTTCTTAAAATAGGACATTGAAACAATGTTTAAATTACCTAAAATTTTGTATTTCACTAAAGGCGTATTGCCTTCTCAAGAAGCCGTTGAAATCACAGCTTCGCTTCCTGCTAAAGTTGCGTTTCGCAATTCCGATTACTACCGCGAAGGCGAATGCTTGGAAGAGTGCGACGGCGTAGCTGGTGAAGTTCCTCGCGAATATGCAGAAAAATATCCAACTGCCGAAGAAGCCATTGAAAAAGCGCAAGCTTCCGCTAAAGCTTCCGCTAATGGCAAAGAAGAACCGGAACCAGAACCAGTTAAAAAGACAACCAAAAAGCCAGCTAAAAAGCCAACCG